CAGCTCCGCATCCGACAGACCTGAGTTGTTCTTCAGGTTGTCGTTGAAGACCAGCATGTAGTATGGATTCTCCAAAAGCTGGTATGGAAGGGGAGCTTCGTAGATTGGAACATCAATGCCGTCAACGAAGTGGTAGAGCGTCTTGCTCACCAGGTCGTAGAACTCGTAGACGGGAACCCACTTGTATGCCTGCTGCGGGTTCTTGGCGGACGCGGAGTACATGCCGCTGTTGTCATGGTACTTCATCCAGTTTTCATGGCTTCCGAAGTTGACCTTCTTGAGAAGCTCTGGCTTCAAGAAGTATGACCCCTTGCCATCGGCGGTCTTCTTGACCCGGGACATAAACTCGCCACGGGTCATCATGTTGACCTCGCAGACGTAGCGAATGTCGTCCCACTCGGATGCCATCTCATCAAAGAAGATGAAGTGCGGGTTCACCACGCGAATCTTGGGGTGTCCCAGTCCCTTGCTCCAAGTCACCTTGAAGAAGCAGCGGGGAAAGATGCAAGCGCGACCCACAGCCCGCCACAGTTTGGTCGCCAGTTTCTCCATCAAGAAGACTTCGTTGATGAGAAGCTCGCGGAACTTGGCGGCGTTCTTGTAGGGGCGACGGCGAGCCTTGATGGTAATCTCTGGATTGGGTGGACAGATGGTTGCCACCAGCTGGTCGAGAAAAGCGTAGAGCTCGTTGCGGGAGAAGACCTCTTCGTCGCTCTCCTCATCCAGCCCGTAGTACACCATGGTCGCATCAGCAATGCGGGTGGAGTCCGGGTCTTTGGAGCGGTATAGCTGGGACACATAGTCCCACTCCTCGCACTCCCGCTCCCGCGCCTTCTTGTGCAACTGGAGGCAATCATTGATCCAGCGCCAGCGGGCATCACGCGCCTTTTGCTTGGCCTGCTCGTCACTTTTGTCTCGGCTCAGAACCAGAGTAGAATCTTTCACGATCTGCAAGCCTCCCGGCGGTGGGGATAACATAGGAACAATGGGTGGTCAACGACGGCGTTTTACCTGCTGCCGCCTACTCAACATGCGATTGCTGCGTTTAGCAAGCGCCTTCTTTATCTCTTTGTCGCGCTTTATCTTCTTGCGTAGGGCTTCTCGCTCGTTCCATGTCAAAGCCCCCGTGGTTTGCTCGGCCACCTTTTCTGGCTCGTCAGACTCCTCTGAGACATACGCAGGACGCTTTGCCACTGGAATCTCGCGCACCAACAAGCAGCCCAAGGCCAAGGCACTGGCTCGGTCGTAGTGTCCCTTGGTGCGTCGCCCACGGCCTACATTGCCGGGGTTCAGAATCTCTCGGGCATCGGACATCTTGACCAGTTTGTCATTCCGGTAGTCCACCAACTGGTCAAGCGTCTCTGAGTCGAACAGCCACAGGCGCTCCCGAAGCTCATCAATCAGAGCACCCAGGCTCTCCTCGATGGAGGTCTTGCTGGCATGCCAGCCGGGCTTGGAGCGGACACCGCGCTTGTCGTAGTACAGATTTTGAATCTGTCCCCGCTCCAAGGCACGCTCAAGCAGAGCAAGCACAGCCAAGCCCACACCGTTCCGCTCTACACCAACCAGGGCTTGGTTGTATTCCGCTGCCACTGAGATGATCTTGTCCGTGAAATCGTTGGGGGTCACGTTGGGACAGGCAAAGACGGCAGCCTGGTAGATGCGGTCGCGCCAAACCTCAAGGACTTGGAAAGCTGCATGGTCATGTCCATAACCTGCTGGGTCAACAGATAGGACGTACTTGCCCCCGGGCTGGGGCTTGCGGAAGACCTTGTAGGTGTCATGCGGTGCCCATGGGATGACAATGCGCTTCTGGTGCTTTGCCAAGACATCGCTCGGAATGACACCGCCACCCTTCACAGCCCAGCAGGACACGGGGTCGGTGGGGTAGAAGACAAGGAAAAGCTCCGGCCAACGCCGAATAGCATCAACCTCGCGCATAGCCATGCGCCGGAAAGCCAGATTCTGGAAGGTGAGGAAGCGAACATCACCCGGAGCATCAGCAGACTCTGACCCGTACTTGCCGCCGATTTGCGGATGCTTGCCACCAGGACCGAACAACTCCAACAGACGAATCTCTTCGGTGTCCAGCGTCCAGGCCTTGTCCCACTTGCGCTCATTTAGGCGAGACTCGTAGAAGGCCGTAAAACTGAACATCCACCTCCCGTAGCCCTTCCTGGCATCGGACACGAGGTTCTTGAATGTCTCTGTGCTCGGCTCCGTCATTGGAGCTGGCGTTGACTCCATGACCAAATAGGAGTTGGCTCGGTTGACCATGGCAGGGTAGAAGCCGTACCAGAAGTCTGAAAAGCCAGGAATAAAGGGCACTTCGCTGATCTGACAGACATCAGGCGACCGACCGATGCCCACGTTTGGTGCCTGTCCAGACAAGCAGCGCACCATGCTCACGCCGCCTTCATGGTCATAGGTAATCTGATTGCTCTCCCGCACAGGCACCGTGGTGGGCATCAAGCGCCGTGGGCGGTTCTGGTGGGACAGCGCGATGTAGCGGAACAGGGTCTTGGCTCGATTGTCATGGTCTGCGATGATGAGGCCAGTCTGACCCTCCAGCTGGGCGCAGATGTTGTCCACGCACAAGCTGGAGGCCAAGCTCTTGCCACACTGACGAGGACCCACAGCCAAGAGCCAGCGCATCATGTTGTCTTGGTCGCGGGGAGCTTCACCGAAATACCAGAGCATGTCATGGTGCAACTTCGGGCAGATTGCGTCTGGGTCGTAGGGGATACGCTGACCTGTGCGCTGGTCTACAACCGTCGCCTGTAGTGGCAAGGCGACCCGAGCATCAAGAAGGCCTGCATCGCGGCGCTGCTCTGTGGTCAGGGCAGGCCTCGTGTCCTCATTGGCGCTTTGGAAAGATGCCGCAGTAGGCACCGCTCCCAGCCGCTTCTTGTGCCGAGCCAGAACCTTGCTCATCTGTCCAGCTCCTTGGCGCACACCTCAAACTCATGCCCCGGCCATGAGACTTGAAATGTCCACATCTGTGTGCCTTGCTGACTGGTTAGCTGTTCGATGCGCCAAGATGTGCCCGGCCTAATCTCAAGGGGAGAGAAGGCATCCTCGTGGAACACACGGTCGAGCTTCCACAAAAACTGAGTAAGAACCCGGTTTTTCCACTGAGCACAGGAACCAAACTCCGCAGTCGGCAGAGACAAAAGGGTCATTGAACCACCTCGCTGTTGTTATCAACCAAGCCGATAACAAGGTCGGGGTGCAGCCCGGTGGATTCTCCAATGAAATCCAAATCAGCGCCGTAGATGTACAGCCAAAAGGCCTGCTCATCGGCCTTTGTCGGCAGGGCAGGAGATGGAATAGGCTTGCGCCCATGCGCGGTGCGGTAGGTGCGGAAGGCCACAGCGCCGTGCAAAGTCTTGTAGTTGACGAACAGTTTGGCCGCGAGAAGGCTCACGGGCTGCTTGAGGTGGTAGTGCGCGTACCTGGCTTCTGCCACCACGTTGAAGGTCATCTCACCTGCCTCTGGCTTCTTGCGAGGGGTAGGGTTGTCCGAGCTCACCGTCAGGGCTTCCTTGATGTGCTGGATGGCGCGGATTTGCACACCAAACTCTTCGGATAGGCAGCGCAGGGTCGCGCCGTAGCAGATGAGATGCGCGATAGCCAGGCGCTGCTCCGGTGTCAGCTTGCGACTGCGAAGCGTGTAGGAGGGTTGGACGACAAAACGCTCGTTGGGCACAGGCACCAAGTCGCCATCCAAGATGCGCTGCACCTGTGCCACAGTCAAATCATTGGCTTCTGCCACCTTGCCCAAGGGCTGCTTCTTGGTCAGGCAGTGGTATCGGACAAAAGCAGCGGTGTCGCGGCTTATCATGTGACCTCCTAAATGGTCGCTATGTGCCCGATCAACTGAAGCATAGAGATGTGCTCTACATCGGCCACGGTGGAAATGTTGGTAGAAATACTGTTTAGCGAAACAAAGGTATTCCTACCCTCCGCCTCCTTGATTTCCTGCTCGTTGATGACACCCGTCAGGAGGCGGCGCAGCAGGTAGTAGTCTTCGGGCATCATGTGTACCTTGCGGCGAAGCTCGGCCTCGCCGCTGTACTTCCAGGTCACGAGCACCATGACGGTGCCCACCAGCTGGGTGTTGGTCGTCTTCCTCATGCGTCATCCTCGTACACATCGCTGTCCATGTCCAAGTCGGTGGGAGCACCGAACAGAGGGCGGTTGATGGCGGTGTCGTCCAAAATCTCGGAGATGCCGCGTAGACGACGAGCAATCGCAACATCGCACTCAGCCGTTTTACGCAAGAAGGAAGCCAAGTGCTTGTCACTGACCGCGCAGAACGTGGGCTCGATGCCAAGCATTTGGCAGCGGTTCTGGTCTGCCGCTGTCTCGGTGTACAACTTCCGCATGTCGGGGATGCTCAGGGGGTAGTCGTCTAAGGACAGATGAAGCGCGTAGAAGCCCATGGCAACACCGCCAATAATCTGCCAGTCCTCGACTTCTGTTTCCTCGTCGCCACCCTGCGCCTCCCGCGCCCGGGAAAGCAGGCTGCGCCACCAGCAGACAGCTGGCAGTTCTGCCTCCACCATTTCACCCACCGACTCCGGTGTCACGCCATAGCGAGCAGCTACATCGTCGTAGTCAAGGTTCTGGTGGAGAAAGTAGTAAGCCAGGGTGAGCAGGGATACCAGGTCTTCCCACTCCAGGTCACCCGCTACGCGGGTGGGTGCGTCAAGGTCAAAGGGCACGGCAACGTGCGAAGGGTCTAAGCGGCAGAACTCGATGTCGTCAGTCATGGATACCTCCCAGACACAAGATAACACAGTAAACTAAGAAGGCTACTTCTTTCTGGGAGCAAGAGGGACACCATTGCCTTCTTTGTCGAGAATCTCCAGCTCGTACTCGTGTTCTCCCTCGGAATCGAGCAACATCTTGGGTCGTATCTTCTTGGCGCCAGCCTTGGCTTTCTTGAGGCGTGTAGCGAGGGGGTCTGTGTTGTCCTGCTCCGAGATCACACCATTCTGTGTGTTGTGGATGTTCTGGGCGCAGATGTTGGTGAAGAGTAGCTCGCTCATCGCGCGAAGCTGCTCGGCTTGCTCTGGGCTAATCTTGCCAGACGCGGTCATGCCCATCACCGTCAACAAGATACGACTGAGGTCGTTGTGGTTGTTGATCGGCGCAGACAAGAAAGCTGCGCCCAGAGCTTCGCGCTCCCGGCGCGTAATGAGCCGATGGTGAACTTCTAAAGCGTGGTCATCCTTAGCCATACATCCCTCCCGGATGAACTTAGTTATAGCCCGCGCTGCAAGCCAGGCAAGCCGCCAGGCTGCTTGGTTGCGATGACATGGAAGCCGAAGGCGGCATCGCAACCAAGCAGCATAAGGTTAGCTGGTCACAGGCTTCCAGCCACTTGCTCCTGCTTCAACGAGGCTGCGCTCAACAGGTGTCTTGGAAGACGGCCTACGCCAGCCCTCCCTGACGGGAAGCCCGGCGATGACCGTCGCAGGCCACAACTTGGTATCGACAGCACGCTCCACCACATAGGGCTGACACCGCAGAGGGTCAGACAAGAGGCGCGAACGCGCTTCAACGCAGGACATGAAGCTGGGGCTATTGCTCGGATAGGGCACCCCCAGGAGGGAGGTGCCTCTGGCAAACACCACATAAGGAACGTGCGTAGACAACCTACGCGCAGCGTCTACCGCGAGAGCGAGCTCTCGCTGCTCGACTTCCCACCCATGAGCAGCTGCAAACAACTCAGGCATCCCCCGCCAGGGGGTATACAGCGTAGCTGCCCGTTGCTGTGATGGAAAACAAGCACGAGCAAACTCGATGGGCGGAACATGCACGTTCAGCGAGTAGAACACATCCTCAATGGCCTGCGGCCATCGACGCGGGGCGCGTAGCCCGTCGCGTGATCTCACCCACTCCTCGAAGTGCGGAGCGTTGACAAAGATTTGTTCCCACCGTTTCTGGTTCTCCTTTTGATCCCGCACTCCGCGCTTGGGCGTGTAGCCGAGCATCGGCCAGAGGCTGATGACGCTCTTCGGCGGGTCTGACAACCCACCAGCCAGAGCTACGAAGTACTGAGCCAAGGGCTGTGGAAGATGCGCGGTATGTCTCGTTGACGCTTTCATGAATACTAACTATCCCGCGAAGCCACCGAAGACGAGCTGGAGCTTGTCGAGGCTTGTCAGTTTTGATGACAAGCAACTGACACACCCATACTACCCCGCGAAACCTAACTATCCGCGAAATACCGCGAACAGCGTGTCAGGGCTTGTCAGGTAGGGGTGACAAGCCATACGCGGCGTTCAAGCTACAAGAACATGCTGCTTGTCAGTTTGTCACCTTTTTTCGCGTACCTTCTATATATATTATATATTACTCATACTTAGTTTAATGTGTATGATCTTTTCTATTTCTCCGCGCATAGGTTCCAAAAAAAGGTGACAAACTGACAAGCTCAAGCTTATCCACGGTTGAACCAAGGATATGGCTTGTCACTTTTTTTTTCAAAACTGACAAGGCCTCTGAAAAGGCAGGTTCTACGGTGGAAGCGTGTGTCACTCAAAACTGACAAGGGTGACAAGCCCTCGGACAAGAGCCTCCTGGCAGGGGCCCGGGCTCGAGCCGCTGGGCTGACCTGGTGAGTGAGGGGGCGTGAGAATCAAACCTTGGCTCCACACTGGCCGAGCTGGGCGTTCTTACATGTATAAGTATATATTTGTAGAAAAAAATACCTCGTGTGAGGGAGCACCACCCCTCCCTACGGTCGGTTTGATCGCGCGGGGGGGAAGCCCCCCTCCCCCTACCCTGGACTCGGATTGCATGTATTTTGTGTCATGTATTCCGTGTCTGGCGACGGCATGCCGTTGTCCCCTTGACTGCGCGCCCCCTTGTCTTTGCTACCCGGCCGCGACAGCTGCCCGGGGTAGCGCGCCCCCTCCTTAAGGGGCTTGTTAAAACATAGGGTCAAGCTGCTATATCAGAGGCACTCCTCGATAATAGGCTTAGAAACTGGCATATGAAGCACGCTATACTCTGCTATATCATGCCCCCGTCGATAGGGAGCCAGCGATCCGGGGATCTTCCCGGTGCCTTGCTATCTTTCCCGCTTGCCCTGTTTTTTTTTAACTATTTCGGGGCTTACTTATAACCTAGGATCTACCTGGCATATCGCGGGGTACTATCTGCCAAAAGATGGCGGGTTTCTCTTTACACGGTCTAACCCCGGGTTAAAGATCTAACAGTTGAAGGGGGCACTAAAGCCCCCCAACAAACCGAGGAAAACGAGCCATGGAAACGAACAACAAAACACTCACCGTCAAGACCGCGATCCAAGTCCTTGGATCGGACCTTGGAAAGCCCTCCAAAATGCCGGGCCGAAGCTTCGGTATTTCCGCGTTTCGGTGCAAGGTCGGGTCCATGCTCCGCAAACGTAAGGGATCCGTCTGCCGGTCCTGCTATGCCATGAAAAACCGTTACACGGCTGAATCGGTGGCAAGGGCCCACGAACGACGGGGCGATGCCCTCGACCGCGCCCTCGCTTCCGTCCCAGCTGGCGACGCGTGGGTCCAAGCCATGGCCTTCTTAATCAACAAGCGGGGCAAGACTGCGGACGAGCGCTTCTTCCGTTGGCACGACAGCGGGGATCTTCAATCGGTGGACCACTTGCGTCTGATCGTGCGCGTGTGCATGGTTACCCCCACTACCGCGCACTGGCTGCCCACCCGGGAAATCGGCATGGTCCGCGCTTTCCTTGACGCGGGCGGGGAGATCCCGGCCAATCTCAATATCCGGGTGTCCTCCTATTTCATCGGGGCCCGCCCCCTGTCTCGTCTTCCTGACGGCTTGACTACTTCCACAGTTTCATGGGAGGGCGCGCCCCGGGTGTGCCCCGCGCCACAACAAGCTGGGAAGTGCGGGCCATGCCGTGCATGTTGGGATCGCACCGTCCCCAATACTGACTACAGACAGCACTGATGGAGGGAACCATGCAGATCTTTCTAGCTCACATCCTCACCACTCTGGCCTTTATCGGACTGCTTTCGATAGGCTTGGTCCTCTCCGATATGTGGCTCCAAGCTTCACTAAACAGGGATGGAATGTTCCCCTACCGTGAAGACGGATCGCGGGACCCACGCGACCGCAACCCGTAGCCCCCCGCCCCCCTACCGGGGGGCATCCTTGCGACCGCCCCGCCCCCCTACCGGGGGGCATCCTTGCGACCGCCCCGCCCCCCTACCGGGGGGCATCCTTGCGACCGCCCCGCCCCCCTACCGGGGGGCATCCTTGCGA